CTTATTGGCCGAAACAATCTCAACCACAAGTTATTTTAAATTACCCTAATAAAATAGCAATCAAGCCATTAAATTAAATATTATTTTCCTAGACGAGACATTGGTAACATAGCTGCTCCAATAGCACCACAATCATCTATTTCAGTTTCAAGCAAAGGAATGTGTCCACGCATACCAACGTGAATTTTAGAGTTAAATTGTTCTACTAAACGATCAAAGAAATAATCCTTAGCTTTCATAACACCGCCACCTACTACAAAGCAGTGAGGATCTACTGTATGTGCAATATTAGCAAACATTGTAGCAAGTTCAGAAACACATTCATCAACAATACCTTGTGCTTTTAAATCACCTTCACTGGCAAGTCTGAAGACATCTCCTGCATGAGATACTTTTTCTTCTCCTAAGATTTCTTTTCCTTTACGGGTAATAGCTGTACCACTTGCTTCTCCTTCAACAGCGCCTGGATTCAATCCCCCAAATTTATATCCATTATTTTTTACAATAATATTTCCAATTTCACCAGCATGTCCACGTCCACCTGAAACAAGTTTACCGTCAACAATAAAAGCGCCACCAATTCCAGTTGAAATCGTTACATAATAACATGTAGGATAATTCTTACCTGCTCCTAATAATGCTTCAGCAAGTCCAGCAACATTTGCATCATTATCAATAAATACAGGTAAATTAAAACGATCAGCTAATTTATCACAAATTGGATAGTTTTCAAAACCTGGTAAATTAGTAGCCATAATCATTGAACCTTTAATAACATCAACAGGACCTGGAACACCTATTCCAATACCTTCTACTCCAGAAATTCCTCCACATACTGATAAATCTAGTCCTTCAATTTGTCTAACAATCTTTGAAACAACATAATCAGGACCATTTTCTCTTTCTGTAGCTCCTTTTACTTCACTATATGATTTTCCATTTTCATCAACTAAAAGAGTTCTAACATTTGTTCCCCCTAAGTCAATACCAATATAATATTTCATTGTCTTCCTCCTTATCCCTTCATTAAAATATTATACTATATTTTTAAGTATCTTAAAATAAAGTTTTTTCAATTTGTTTAAATGTTTGACTTACATCACAAATTATTTCTTTATCCTTCAAATAATTCAAACTCCCAAATGGATCAACAAACTTAATTTTATAAGCATGTAATAATTGATGGTTTAATCCAAATCTATTTTTAATTTCTTTATTCAAATTAAAATCACCGTATTTACGATCCCCAATAATAGGATGATCAATACTTGATAGATGAATTCTAATTTGATGCATTCTACCTGTAACCAACTTAACCTCTATTAAACTATATCGATTATTAGCTTTAACTGGGTTAATAATCGTTTTCATAACAAGTGCCCCAGGTGTATCTTTTTTTACAAACCTAACTCTTGATTCACCTTCTACTTTTTTTACATATCCAACCAGTTCCTGATGTTTTGTTAATGATCCTTTACAAATAGTTAAATATGTTTTTTCAATATGATGTCTTTTTTTCATCATTTCATTTAAATCTTGTAATGCTGCCATAGTTTTACCAAATATAACAATACCACTTGTATTACGATCGAGTCGATGAACAGGACCAGGCATAAAAGAATTTTCGCGCGATAAATCTAATTCACCTTTTTCAGACAAATAACTTAACACTTGATTAGAAAGCGTATTGACAGATTCATGTATATCCTCATGAACTAATAAACCAGCAGGCTTATTAACAATCAGAATATTTTCATCTTCATATAAAACTTTAAATTCGCGTTTTAAATGATAAATATCTTTTTCCTGTGTATATTCCAAAAATTTATCTTCATATAAAAACATATCTAAAATATCATTTTCTTTTAAAATATAATTCTCACTTACTCTTTTACCATTTATTTTAATATCTTTTTTTCGAAACATTTTATAAATCATACTGCTAGGTGCACGACATAATAGTTTCTTTAAATACTTATCTATGCGTTGATTAGCATCATTCTTTTTAATTACTATTTGCTTCATAAAATCCTCCACCTATATTATAACATGAATTTTATCAGTGCCAAGATTTGTTATATGTAACCCTTTACATTTTGTGCAAATATGCTATAATATATTTGTTGAGTGAAGCAAGTTCACTTAAATAAACCCCTATTATCACCCTTATGTGAATAAGAAAGTATGCTCCCCCGCATACTTTTTTATTTTCATTTTATAACAATCATACTATACTTTTAATGAGGTGAAAAATATGGAAAAGAAAGTCGATTCTACAACTCTATACGAAGGAAAAATCATTACAGTAAATAAAGACCACGTAGAATGTCCTAACAAAAAAATAGCAACTAGGGAAATCGTAAGACACCATGGTGGTGTTGGTATTTTAGCCATTGTTGATGATCGAATCATTTTAGTCAAACAATACCGTTACGCTTATCAACAAGATCTTTTAGAAATTCCTGCAGGAAAATTAGAAAAAGATGAAAATCCCTATGATGCTGGGAAAAGAGAATTAGAAGAAGAAACAGGATATAATTGCAAAACAATGAACTTAATTGATCAAATTTATCCCACACCAGGATATTGTGATGAAGTCATTCATTTATATGAAGCTAATGACATTTATAAAGTAGATCACCCTCGAGATGGTGACGAAGATGAATTTATCGATGTCATAATGCTTCCTATCGACGAAGCCTATCAAAAAGTTTTAAAACACGAAATCAAAGACTCTAAAACAATTATCGCCGTTATGTACGCCTATATCCAAAAGCATGTTTAACATGCTTTTTTTTATACAAAAAAACTGCCGAAGCAGTTTTGTTTTCATATGGCGGTCTGGACGGGACTCGAACCCGCGACCTCCGCCGTGACAGGGCGGCATTCTAACCAGCTGAACTACCAGACCATATGTTATTTTAAATGGCGGAGACAGAGGGATTTGAACCCTCGCGCCAGTTTCCCGACCTACACCCTTAGCAGGGGCGCCTCTTCAGCCTCTTGAGTATGTCTCCATCAGTTGCCTAATCATAATAACATATCGTTCTACCTTGTGCAAGTCAAATTTAAATTTTTTTCTTTTTTTGTACACAAATCAAATATCTAATTATATTTAGTTACTATCTAACCAAGTTAATCACATCGAATATACAAATTAAAATAGCGTAAGAAAAGTAACTCATGACCACTTTAAATAGATTTTATTCAAAATAAGTTAAAAATAAATAAAGAAAATATACAATTTAACCCCCTCAATCAAGAGTAGTTTTTTTGACCTTGATTTGACCTTGTTATAATTCAATATAATACGTCTAAATACAACTAAATTTAAACAAGCAAAAAACATTTATATACAATAAAAAAAGCCTAAACATCTAGTAAACACTAGTGTTTAAGCCATTTTGTCATTGGTCTCCCCGCACGGTCTCGAACCGTGGACCCTCTGATTAAGAGTCAAGGAATGAAAACGTCCAAAACCCCCATTATATCAATACTTTTTTATTGTCGTTTTGATTTTGACTACCACTTTGACCACCATTTTAATCTTTGCAATTAATTATCGATCCTTATTACTTTTTTATTTGTACACTTTACATCATAGTACCACTATGCTGTAATGATGATGTCAAAGGAAGGAATGATTAAATGGAAAAGGAAAAATTTAATCAAGCCAAGTATATGAGAAAATGGCAAAAAGAAAATATGAAGCAAGTTAAAGCTGCATATAAAACTGAATTTGTTGATGAATTCAAATCAGCTTGTAAGAAGTTAGGAATTACACAATCAGAAGTAATTAGAAAAGCAATGGAAGAAACAATTGTTAAAGCAAATAATAAATAAAGGAGATAATAAAAATGGAAAAAGTATATTTAGGAGAAGAAGCAAAAAAAGTAATTATCAGTCAAGGAATCAAAGAAGATGAAATTAGCGATTATCTAGAAATTGACAAATTTCATGAAACATTAGTTTATGATCATGATAAATTTGATTTTAGTAAGTTATCTATATCAAAAGATGATAATTATGAATGGTCTATCGCTTTAGACAATGAAGAAGTTTTTGATACAATTGAAATGGATGCTAAATAACATGGAAATATTGTATCAAGTAGCGTTAATGTCAATTACACATGATGGCGATGCTACACCTACTCAATATGCAATTTTTGATAATCATGAAGATGCACTAAAATGTGCCAATGGATTGCTAGAAGAAAAAGAAAGCTATTCTAGTGATTACAATGCTATCTATATTAGAAAAATCATAGGTGACAAGATTTCTTATCTTGAATCGTGGCATATATAGATTTATAATAATATTGTTATTAATAATGATTACTTAAGATTAAGCACCTAGCAGTGGTGCTTTTTCTTTTACAAAAAAATAGCGCCAAACAGTTAAAAAACCATTTAGCACTATTTCATGAATAAATATTCTAGCAAATTTATATTATATGTTAACAAAACAATATATCATTATAGCATAATTTTTTCATAAAAAAAGAGTCTAGACTTAAAATCTAGACTTTTCTTGTTTCTATTAAGGTTAAATATCGTTCATGAATAACGATATTGGCATATCCATTAGTAATTACATAATAATCCCCTTTATGGTCCTTAATTTCAAACAGTTCATGAGAATTTATTACATTTTCATTAATATCTTTGGCGTTTGGTATAATCCTACATTTATTTATCATATACTCCCACCTGCTCGTTTATACGATCAATTGTATCTTCTTTTTCAATTAATTCTTTTTTTAATTGAATGATTTCATTATCTTTATTTTTTAATTCATTTTGGTAATTTAAATTAATACAACAAGATAAGAATAATAAAAATGAGATTATGGCTATAAATAATAAACGATTACTTTTCATCATAATAATCTGTTCACTTCTTTTCTAACTGCTTCATAGTCATATCCAGCTGCTTGTAATCTTTGTTTACGCATAGCACCATTTCCCCATTTTCCGGCAATCACTTCTTGTGCAATTTGAGTCACGGATTTTCTAACTGGTGATGAGCTAGTAGATGATTTACCACATAATCTATTAACTTCTGCTTGTACTTCAGAATAGTTATATCCAGCTGCTTGTAAACGATTCTTACGGTCCGCACCTGAACCCCATTTGCCTGCCATAACTTCTTGAGCAATAGTGGCTACAGATTTTCTAACTGGTGATGAGTTAGTAGATGATTTACCACATAATCTATTAACTTCTGCTTGTACTTCAGAATAGTTATATCCAGCTGCTTGTAAACGATTCTTACGGTCCACACCTGAACCCCATTTGCCTGCCATAACTTCTTGAGCAATAATGGCTACAGATTTTCTAGTCGTAGATGCAGTTGCAGTTGTTCCTCCTCCAACAATACATACATCATTTACCCATCCGATATTACCATTGTTTAATAAATAAGGATTTCGAGCACCTGAAATGATTTTTGTGATTGTTCCAGTAGTTTTAGATGGTTTTAATTTTTTATCAGAACCAGAAGATGTATATACACCATTAATGCTTACAGTATCTCCTACTTTATAAGATGTACCTGTAACTGGCACAGGATTTACTACAACTGCCCCTCCACCATACATTTCATTGTACCTAGCTTGAACCATTTGTTGATATTGTGCTTCTGTAACTCCCATAGAAATTAATCTATGTGGACAAACCTTACCGCTCCAATGTCTATGATAATGTACTTTAGTAGCAGGGATACCGAATTGTTTCATCAACATAGCAATCATTGTTAAAGCATTATCATCCGCTTTAGTATATCTATCTCCACCCGATTTTGAATAACAAACTTCTACACCAATCGATTTTCTATTTCCTGTTCCTGAACTACCATCACCGGCATGCCAAGCATTTCTAGAATAAGGAATACCCTGAACTGCACGATAATCATCAACCGCAACATGAAAAGAAACTTGTTTATTGTTACCAATCATATAAGAAACTTCAGACATAGCAGATGCATCATTATATGTATCATGTCTAGTAATATAGCTTGGAGTCATTGTGTATGGACATTTAATTCCATATTTACTAGATGGAACTAGCATTGTTGTAATTTGTAAAGAATGGCCCATATTATTCTTCCCCCTTTGCATCATCTGATCCTATGCCTTCATCATCTTCCCGTGATGTAAAATCATTTTCTTTTAAATTTGTTTGATATAATTCTTCATCGAATTCTACTTTGTCAGTAGTGATATTAAATTCATTATCCATATTCTTTTCCTCCTAATGTAAAAAGAGAGTATTTAATTACTCTCTTTGCTTTGTAAGTGTAATAGTTCTATTTCATTTTTCATTTTTGTTACCATACCATTTCCACCTAACGCATGGTATGCATCATACATTTCATTGAAGTTATCGTATGCATATGTTGGAATAGAACCTCTCTTCATATACTTCTCGTGATATTCTATTAATTTAACTCTCAATAATAGCATAGTTCCTTTTGAATTGGCTTCCCGCATTTTTCTTTCGTTTTCTATTCTTTTATCTCTTGCTATTGCATCTTGTTCTTGTTTTTTCTTTTGCTCCTTCAAAAGCCAAACGATATAAGAAAGAATAACAGGAAGTATAATTGTATATGTTTTTATCAAAAAATCATACATAATTAATTACTTTCAATTTCTTCCAATTCTGGAAGCCCTGCAATACTAGTAAGAATAGATACAACACCAGAAAGACAACTAGCACTAATGATCATTGCCCAGTTAACATCATTCATAACTGTAGATGTACCAATTAATGCAACTGCAGTTTGAGCAACGGTTTTAACTGATCTAATTCCAGCTGCCTTAAGCCATTGTTTGAAATCATATTTTTTTACCTTCATTTAAATCATCCTTTCCGGATAGTTTTTAGTCTTATCCAGGACAAAAAATGACTGACGTCCTTTAATTGCTATTTTTTTGTATACAACACTATTAGCTGGTAAGGTTTACTTTTTGAGTAATCTTCAACTCCTAATAATAATTGATTTCCATATTTTTGACATGTCCATCTATACCCTGCAGTAAAGTATTGATTAACATTGATATACCAACCATTAATAGATCCTGCCATTCCTAAACAAAATAACAGATTATCAATATTTTCAATCTTATCAATTGCAGTTTGTGATTGAGGTAAAGTCCCTTGATATCCTTTACAATATATTTTCTTACCATCAATCCATTGCAAACCGGTTTCTTGTTCATTTAAAGAAAACTTAAGGTTTAATAATGTATTTCCACTTAAATTCACTAATTGAGCCATAAATTGCCCATTTACTAACACCAGTACCCTTTAATATCTTCCATAAATCTCAGTTAAAGTAGTGTTTGAATTTGTTTTGGAATCCGTCCATAACGAACCAACAAAAGATAATTGCTTTGAGCCTTGATTATAGCTTTGAATATCCACTGATATACATCTATAATCCGCTACAATACCACCATTTTTTATTGAACCATTAATAATAGGAACTTCTACTGATCTATCATTAATGATAATAATTAATGACTTGAATTTTAAAGCATCATCACTCAATGTAACCGTGTGTAGATACGTTACTGATTTTCCATTCCATAGCAATGTATCTTTATTAATTTCATTACCATCTTTATCAACCAATTTTCCCATATTATAGGAATAACTTTTTATTTATGACTACTTTATGTCAACATATCTAATTGTCACTGTTAGACTTTTATTTGTAACACCACCAAAAGCATATATACTACCACCTAAATTTTGAAAGCTTTGAAATGCAATAAAGTATTTTTCATTTATCACATATGGAACAGCAATATAATTGTCACAAATACAACTGATGATCATCACTTCATTGCTATTTAGATTGGTTGCTATCGTTGAACCTGAACTAGTATTAGCTGTGATTGATGTTGTTTTAATTTCTAACAATGATTCATTGTTGGCATTTACAAATTTAGTCATAAATACCACCTCTATTCAAAGAGATGCAGTTATTCCACTGCACCCCCTTTTCTAGAGATAATAGGTAAAAGGATACTGTTTTTTGTATAGTTAGTAAACAGTACCCCCCCCCACGAATTTTTGAATTTTAACATAATATTTTCCTCTCTTTCTTTTTTTATTTAAAACATGAAAAAGAGAAAATACTGAGTGTCTTTAATTAATAACGTCCATAAACCTTAGTAACAGTTGTCGAAGAATTGTTAGATGAATTGGTCCATCTGCAATTATCAATGTGTAGTAATTTTGTTGCCTGGGTATATTTAAAAGCCATGTTAGTTACCGTCCAGTTGTTTACCACACCAGAAAATAGAATTTGTCCATCAATTACCGGTGCTATGACCGCACTATTATCACTTAATATAATTAACTCTTTAAACTTTAATGCATCATCACTCAATGTTAGATCATGACTATACCCTGTATGACTACCACTCCATAATAGGACGTCTTTATTTAATTCATTTCCATTTGCATTTACAAATTTACTCATAAAGTAATGAATAACTTATTTATGACTAATATCTTCCAATGATTTTAACAAATTTTTGTGCGCTTTGGTCGGGATGCGACCCGTTGAATTGATGTGCTATATATAAGTTTTGTAAATATAAATTTTTGGATGAATTAATTTTTAATCTTACAAAACCGCAAACAATAAAATTCCCAGCCATATTTCCGATTGTACATGTTATTTCAGTTTGGTTTTCAACAATAGGAATAATTGCAGATGAGTTTGTATTTAATATAACAATTAACTCTTTAAAACTATAAACATCATAATTGATGTCAATAGTCATTTCAGCAAACGTATTACCAGTCCAAAGAACAACATCTTTATTGATTTCATTGTCTTTAGAATCTACTAATTTAGCCATAAATTACACCTCTTTTTAAAAAGGCACAGTTATTCAACTGCACCCCCTTTACAAGAGATAAAGAAAAGACACTCGAAAGTATCTTCTCTAGTTTGTAATAAGTGTGTGTGTGTGTGTGTGTGTACCACATTGCCACGTGTTCTAAATTTTTTCATTTTTTTACTCCTTAATCTTTATAAAAAACTGCATTATTTAATGCTTCAATCAATTGATTTACTAATTTATACAACTGAATAATTTCATTTTGAATTTCTTGAATGTCTGCTTGATTAGACATACTAATATTGCTAGGTACTGTTTGCTTTTCTGGAATACTAGCCAAGAAGATCACCCCATTTATAACGTGTTTTAAGACTGTTCCAAGTTAGATTCTTTTTAACCCAATCCCAGTCTATTACTGTAACGGATATAATAAACTTCTCTTGCGTAGAGACAGTTTGTTTAAAAGTAACTGCACCTATTTGATATTTGCTCATGTTATTCTCACATCCATTCTTTTCTTTAACACTTCATCATTTATCGAATATGTAATAAGCAATTGATAATATCCTTGCAATCCTGTTGTATCAATAATAATTCCTATCTCTTTTCCGTCTTTAGAAATATTAATACTTAAATCAGTTGCTTTATCTTTGTCTAAAAGTTCTGCTTTTGCAGTTGAAATGATGAAATCATTACAGATTTCATCATCACAAGATACAGTCATTATCAATTTTCTAATTTCACCCGATATGAAGTTTAATTGAGACACTTGCATTCAACTACCTCCAATTCATAATTTTTTAATTCATAAGAATTAACATATCTATCCGCATTTATTATTAGACAATCATCTATAACAGACAAATTAACACAGGTACAATTAGCTTCAACAACAAATAAAGCAGTAGCCATAAATGATGTGTTTCCTGCATAATCTTCCGCATATATTTCAATAAAATATCTACCATCATTGATTTTAGGAACAATCATATCATATTGGTTATTGCCTTTTGGTATAAATTCTATTTCTTGATTGTCTAATATTGCATATGCTCTTTTAATCATTGATTGTTGCTGAAATTACAAATGTCTTTCCACCATCAACCGGATTAGGTGTCAATGTAACTGCAGATATTGTTGGCGCTTTGGTGTCTAATGTTACAGTTCTTGTTACAGTAGACGATTTACCTGCACTATCTGTAGCAACAATAGTAATAGTATTATTTCCCTCAACTAATGTTACAACTGTTGTAAATGCACCCGCTGAACTAACTGTTACTGCATTTCCGTTAACTTTAACAGTAACTGGTGATGATGTTGCATCATTAGTAGTACCTGCAATTGTTAATGATTTGTTATTTGTAATTAATCCATCTGCAGGACTAGAGACTGTTAATGTAGGTGGAACAGTATCGATTTTGAATTGAACTGTTTGTTGTGTAGCAGCATTGCCATCATTATCACTCGCATCAATTTTAATAGTGTGTGATCCATCAGATAATGCTGTCGTAGGAGTGTATGTACATTCATACCCACCTGAAATCGCAGTTTTAGTAATACCTGATGTAATTTTGCTACCACTGTCGATTGTGATAGAAATAGAATCACTCTTAACGCCTGAATCAGCATCTGTTACTTTCCATTTGATTGTAGGTTTATTCGTAATAATATACGCACCATTAGTTGGATTGATAAACGATAATACCGGTGCTATTTTTTCTTTCACAACCAAACGTAATGAAGCCCCTAATGTAGCATCACTTGCATCTTTTGTTGTCACGTTTCCAGCAGTATCCGTGGCTTTAATTGTTACATTATAATAACCACCTGTTTGATTAAATGAGGATTTTGATGGAGCAGTAATAGTTGCTTCATACTTACCTGTTGCGCTATTTAATGTCAAGGTATATGTTTGACCATTAATTATTGTTGTCACAGTTTTTATTGCCATTTATTTTTCCTCTCTTTCTTATTGATTTATATCAAGACTTTTCATCAGTTTTTTAATGTCATAGGAATCATTGTATACTCCTGCCTTGGCAATTCCAATTAACGCATCTAACATATCTTGAACCGATAAGATTAGATTAAATTGCTTTGTCACGGATTCTATATTGATTCCATTTAATTTAACCAAGTATAATGGCAGTTCATTTACAGTAGCACCATTGAAAGTATCACCTGTTGTGTGTTTTGGAACGCCACCACCATTAGTACCTTTAATTACTTTTAATTCATGTTTTTCAGTCGTTCCATTTGTTTCAAAATTGGAAACGATTAAATCATATCTAACCTGCCCAGTTACTCCATTTTCAATTTGAATGCTTTCACTAGATCCTGGTGTAATCCTAAAAAATCGACCTTGATTGATGAAACATCCATCATAGATTTTTAACAGGTTATTGCTAATGATGTCACAACTTAGTTTTTTACCAAAATTAAAAACACCATTGCTTCCAAAACAGCAATGATGGATATATGCATCCAAACTGGCTGTAACTGTTGAACTATCTAATGTAATATTTTCTAGCATTTATTTATCACCTACTTTATATGTGTAACTACAATTAGCAATAATTCCACTAATAGTTACTTTTAATATTTTTTTGGTTATTTGTTCTTTAAACGAAAGTTGCGTAATATCTTCTTTCGCTCCAACAATATCAAATAGATCTGCATTGTCACTTGCAAATGTGACATCTAAATTAGACGTACCATTTGCTTTTTCGACCGCTTCAATCGCACCTTCAATCAACTTGCTTTCATCATCCTCGCTTGAATTATCATACTTGTATGTAATTCTTTTAAAATTAGAATAAGTTGAATTTTCTTGAGTTGTCCAACTGTTATCATCCTGCAAATACAAATTAACTCTCAATCTTTCCGTCAATTCTCCTTTTCCCAGAGCAAGAATATGATTGTATTGATTAGACTGTGTTTGAGCAATCATTGTTATTCCATAGGACTTATCGTACTGCAATAATTCCGATATATCGACAATTGGAATCGCCTGTAAATGTACTTGACCATCATGGAATGATATATCTAATCTAGACTTTATATCCGCATTGAATAACATCTTTTCCAATGCTTCTAAAAGATTAATATCACGTATTTGATAATTGACATGGATATCGCTTAAACCTACGTTATCAACTACAAACAATGAACCAAATCTATTTTTGATAAGATCATCAATAATACTATTCGCTTCTCCATTTGCAACATAATATGCTTGACCTGTTGGCGGTTGAATATATTCTTTTTCTAACAGTCCTCTAAATGTTTTTCCTTTTAGAGTAATGCTATTTTTTGATGTATCAACTTTTTTTGAATCTACCATTCCACCAAATTCAGTATTTAATAAATAAAAGATAGAATCTTTATTAAAGACTCTATCCCATGAATTAATAGCTAACTTTAATTCAAAATCATTTGTTGCTACACTATATTTTCCAACCTCGATATCAATAGTTGCATTTTTCAATACACCTTGTTCCTTTAATTTACTATCAGTATATAAAAACTTTACTGCATCCATCTTGGTTCACCTCGCTTATCAAATACAATCAGTTCAGCATTAAAACTACCACTCCAACTTGCTTCAGATAAACCGCTTGGAATCTTAACAAAAAAATCACTGCGTGATTGCATATCACGATAATAGAAAAGATTACGCTTATTTCCATATTTATCAAAACCAGTAATAGTATTGTTTGATGAATCAATTTCTAGATATTCTCCATCCGCTAAAGTGGTATTAACTTGATATAAAATATTACCAACTTTGATATACGGATTCGAACACTCTCCATAGAATCTCAAAATAAAATCACTGTCTGATAATGAGTCATTAACAATAGATATCGTTCCTTTATTTGCTGAATAAATATAAGGATATGAATATTTATATTTTTTAATATCCTTTTTTGAGCTTTTGCTAGATGCGTAAGCCGGTAGAATGTATTGTTTTTGCTTAGTCCATTCTTGTTTGGGACAAAAAATTCCTAATTCAAGTGATGTTCTAGTGTTGATTGTAGCAATACTAGTATTACTAGAAATGATATAGCATTTAATGTAATAATCTCCAAAGTACAATGTTCCTGGGATGTTCGCATTGCAGTCAACTTCAATGATATCGCAAATTTCATCAAGTTTCTTTTTTCTTTCATCTAGTGAACCTCTTAAATTAAGAGTAATAGTATACGTGCAATCATTTATTTCAATTATAGTAGCATCATTAGCAATACTAGCGTTCAATTTTCTTTGATGAAAATATCCACTTACCGGGAGCACATTAACATCTATAAAATCAAAACTCTTGTTTTGCGAATTAACATATCTTACTATCATTCAAATACAACTCCTAACTCTTTTAACGCTCTTGCAACTTCACGATCGTTCAAATTGATAACAGTATCCTCATTTTTATTTAGTATCATTTTTAACAGTTTAATAATAATATCCATAAATGAGTACATATCATTATTTGTTTTGACATTATTTCCGTTAAAATCAATACCATCTTTTGCAATATTAATTGTATCTTGTGATAACTTATCCATTGCTTGATAAGCTGCATCCGCATTAGCTTCAATACCAACTGCCATTCCTTCAGGTAAGAATTTACCAATTTCATCTCGCATAACTCTTGATGGTGAATGGATTCCAAAGAAATCTTTTAACCCATCCAGAATTCCTTTACCAAATCCTTTTACCTTGTCTAGAATCCAGTCTTTTACATTCTTAATACCGTTCCATAGTCCTTTCACAAGGTTTTCTCCTGCTTCTTTAGCACCGTTGAAACCATCTTTAAACGCTTTTATAATTCCATCTTTGATTTTCTTTGCTGATCCTACTACATTTTCTTTCATTGCAGTAATACCATTGCTAAAGAATGATATAATGTTCTTTCCTATGCTAATCCATTGGAAAGCCATCAAAGTAGAAACAATTGCATTGATTATTTGTGGAATGTTAGCAATCAATGTTGGTATTGCCTGAATTAATCCAGTTATTAAATGCCAAATTAATTCAACACCTTTTTGAAGTATTGTTGGAGCATTATCATTAATGATATTAGCAAACGTACTAACAATCGTTGGTACATATTCTATTAAAATTGGAATTGCTGAAATGATTCCATCAACTAGATTATTTAATAAATCAAATCCTTTATTTACTAATATAGGTGCATCTGCAGCAAGTTCATCCGCTATGTTTTGAACGAACTGTAATATTTGAGGTAATGCTTCTGGAATTGCATTTTTAAATCCATTGATGATTGAATTTAAAAAATCATAGCCAGTTTGAATCAATAAAGGTATTGAATTCAAAAAGCCAGTAACGATCCCATTAATTACACTACCTACTACAGGTATAACCGCCTGTAGTAATTGACCACCTAATTTTAATATTTTTGGCAGTTCATTAGAAATAGTAATAGCGAACTGCTGTATCACTTTAGAAATATTAGCAGTGTAACTGTTATCGGACGCAAACCCTTTGATAAAGTTACTGATCATCTCTTTTCCTGCACTGTACATTTGTGGAAGCCCACTAATTAACGCACTAATTAATCCTTTTGTAATATTTCCAGCCATTGGAATTGCATTTTTAAAAATAAATGTAGATGTTGTATCCAATAGGTTTTTAACTGAACCTTGAATATCTCCACCAATAGCAATGTTTCCCAACAAATCTTGAGCAGCAGCTTTCATTGATCCAAATGAACCACTAAATGTAGTTGCTGCTTCTTTTGCAGTCGTTCCTGTAATGTCTAAGTTATCTTGAATAACACCAATCGCAGTATATACATCCGCTAGATTGCTAATGTCATACTTTTGACCACTTAACTTCTGAGCATCTTTTAAAAGCCGCTGCATCTCTTCTTTTGTACCACCATATCCAAGTTTTAAGTTATCAAGCATTGTATAGTTTTGTTTAGCGAATCCTTGATATGCATTTTGAATATCTTGAATATTAGTACCAAACTTGTTTGAGTTATCTGACATATCTTGCATTGCTCTATTTGCAATGTCTGCTGCCTTAGAAGTATCACCTTTTAATGATGATATCAAAGATGCAGAAAATGATGTGACATTTTCCATGTAAGTATTAGCACTTACACCAGAAGTCTTATACGCTTCTTTTGCGTATGCCTTCATTTTGTCGGCGCTAGCTTTATATAATGTTTCAATTCCACCTAATGATTGTTCAAGTGCGGCACCTTCTGTAAATGAAGCGGATACTACTTTACCAATTCCTGCAGCAACAATAACTTTTTTAATCGTAGAAACTAATGAATGACCTGCGCTTTCACCTGCTGCGCTCGCTTCTGGTCCCATTTGATTTTCTAGTGCACCTTTAATACCTTTAGCACTGGGCACTATTTGTACAAATGCTTTTCCTAATTCTGTTGCCATTATGCCACCTTTCCAATAATTCTCAATCTTGCTTTTTCAAATTCATCTGCACTTTCAAAAGCAATAGTTTCATTTTCTTTTTCAACGCCTAAAATTGAGTTAGTAAATGATTTTGGCTTTCCTTTGCCTTTTTCAGCATCCTTGCTTTTTGTCCATAACAAAAGTCCTAATCTATCTACTGCTACACTTAATAGGAGCGTTTCTAATGAAACAGGTGAATTATTTAATTTTAATTTAATTCTTGAGTTCTCCCTCAATCCAATGCAAAAAGTCGCAACCATCAAAACAGGTAGCGACTTATAATCATATATGTTGTATGTTTCGGCTAAATCGCATATCAATGCGGATTCATCCGTTATGATCATTTGATTGAGGATAACTAGTTTTTTAATGTGGATTTAGTATTAAGAATTTCTGTTAATTCTTTTTCAATGCGATCGATAGGAATGTTTCCTCTTTTGGTTTTACAATGCTTTTTAAGTTCATCATATTGAACATTTCCTAATATTTTTTTTGCCAGTTGTACCATTTTTAATGGATTTTCTTCAATCTCGGAAAGTAATTCCATGACACTCCAATCTAGTTTATTTTCATCAACTCTAAATCTAAATCCACTTTTAGTTATTCCTTTTATCATTTATTACTCCTCCGAACCTTTAATCATGTATTCATAGTGGCTTGTATCATTTTGATCAGGAACAGCTGAAATTGTACATTCGTAACCAATTGATTCATCATCTTTGTATGTGATGTCACCAATTTCAGTAATAGAAGCGCTAGGAACAACAATTCTTTTTAAAACATTTCCTTTTAGGATCATATCAACTATCCATGAAAAGTTTTCAGGCTCTTCATTTTTTGAAGCAACTTTAATGCCGGTAGATAAATCTCCTGTGACGTTTTCTTCTCCATATACAGTTTTAAGAACGTCAATATTTAATGCTTCAATCAATTTAAACTGAAATGTATCCTCTTTTGAGGTCATCATATTTAATACATTCTGTCCACCCCATGCTTTTTGGTTATCGGTTTCTGGACTGTTAGAATTTGTTAAACCATCATCCGAAATAAAACCTAATGACTTAAATGCTCCTTCTAATTCACTTTTTGCATCAGTAGGCAATGTTGTCCCTACTGGTGCAACAGAGATTGCTCCACCAATTTTAGGTTTTGCAGCACTTACATTCTTTTCATTTGCCATTATTTTTCCTCCTTGTTTTTTTCTAAAAAAAACCGATATCAAATATTGCTTGATATCGTTCTTTCTTTAAACTTAAATCTGTATAATCATAATCAGTATTTAAACTGACTTTTGTGATTTCTTTTAGTTGAACGAGGTCTTTCATGACCTCTTTTACTTTTTCATTCAACTCACATGCGTTTAACTTGCTTGTTGAATATGATTGAATAAAAAATGTAGCACTATTTATATGATCAGTTGAAGATGTACCAGTTTTTCCTAATACAATATATTCTTCTGTATCATTTCTAGTTTTAAATCCAACAGGTACATCTAACTTCTCTTGAAGGTAATTTTTAATAATCAATTCTATCATAATCACACTATCTCAAACTTTTTAAAAGCGTGTTGTTTTTATTGTTATCAAGAATTGATTTAATTGTGTTAGCTTCGATTTGAGCATTACATCTAGTTCTACCTACACGAGTAGAAATTGAATATCCACTGCCACCTGCAGCCTTTACCGTATCATTTGCGTGCTTTTCACAAATATTCATCATTTCGTCCGACTTCAATAATGCCTGAACACCTGCAGAGTTTAGAACTACTTCAAATTTTTTACTCATATCTTTCTACCATTACTTTCTTATTCCAGTTCAAAGGAATATTTTCTTCAATACCTTCAATTGAGAATCCTAATACATGCCATTTTTGATTAAAAAATTGAACAATGTTATCTTCCCAATAATTATTGTCACCTTTTGGAATAGCTAGCGTATATACTGCTTTTTTCCCTGTTAAATTTTGAGCAGTAACAATATCATCAGTTGATGATGGTGTGACTAGAACATCACTTACTGTCTTTTTACGCTCTTTATAAACTGATTCATTAAATTCATTTAATCCTGTCTTAATTTTTTCAATTAAGACAACATCTATTCCTTTAATCATTGCCATAGAAATCAATAACCCCTATCTTTTGTCTTGTTATTCCTAACCTTGCTAGTTCGCTTTTTTTTATAAATAAACCACCGCCTGGTACAAGAAATGTACCTGACATCGAATACCCCATAGCTGATTCGGAAATTTGTGTCATTGGTTCATTTTCAGTTGAAGTCAACAGATTTCTAGCAATAATATCAACACATACACTTTTCACTACATTTTCATATATTTCTTTTTTTTCAATCATTTTATCAAGATTTTTACCTCTTTTATGTGCTTCATAACGTAAACAATCTGATACAACGCATAACAATTCAGTTGCTTTTTTTTCTTCAGAAAAACTTAAATCTCTAAAAAGTGATTTAACATCTTCAATACTTACAAAAGGATTCATTAAGCATCGTCCTTTTCTTTTTTAGGTTGTCTTTTCCTTGGTGGGTTCTTTTTTTGCTTTTCTACAACTTCCCAATCATCACCACTTATAATTAAATCAGTGGTGATGATTGCTTGTGTCTTTTTATTTCTATAAATCATTACTCAGTTACCACACGGGCAAATGATGATGCATCAAAGATTCCCCATCCTAAATAGACTTCTGAACGTAAATATACTTGATTATATCCTTTTAAATCTTTTCCTGAATTGTCTGGATCACCATATGGAATAACTTCAAATGGAATTTCTTTTGCATAACCCCATTTAAACATATTTTCAAAATCTCCCATGATGGCTTTATCTTTGGTATTTGAACCCCAGGCTACTGTTTTATTAATTTCTAAAGATTGAGCCCCTAATGTTGATGGTTTACCACCAAATTTAAATTCCGGATATGCTCTTTCTCCATTAGTATTTCTCATTGCTGATAAATCACTTCTTACATCACTGTTGATAACAATACCTGTTACATCATTATCTGATGCTTCTACCATTTCAATTGCTTTATCAATGCAATCATCAGGTGTTCCTTTTGCATACACTACTGTTTGTGTAACTTTTGAATCAAAGTTATTATCTCCAACAACTGTTGATGCTTCTCCTGTTCTTGGATTTAAACCATGAAAAGCTGCAATATCCAATGCTCTAGCAACTTTTTTTGCAAATCCATCAATAAATTGTTTTGTAATATCAATTTTTGCTTCTTCTGAACCGTAAAGGAATTCATCAGAAACACGAGCACCGTACTCGAACTTAATAGGAACAATTGTAATTGGTTCTAATTTAATACCACCCGGTGTTTTCTTTCCGTTTTCTGCAACAATGTCCATTTCTCCATCCATAGAGAAAATAAATTCTTTTTGACCATTAAATTTAATTGGTTTTTGTTTACTTAAATTTGCTAATGATGATTTTCCTTTAACTTTACTAATTAATTCTGTAACTAATTCAGGATCAAATAATTTCCCTTTGCTTAATGTTTCTGCCATTTTCTAGTCCTCCATATCTGGTATTAATTTTTTGTAATGTTCATCACTTACAACATCATTTTCATCACCTTTAATTGGTGTTGGTTCATTTAAATAATGAGGTGCTTGATAACTCATACCTGTTAATGATGCTAGCGTTTTTGCATCCTCTCTAATTTCCTCTTCTGTCGAACCTCTTAATCTATCCTTAAGTTCTAAAGGTAATTTCATTTCAATTGCTACTCTCGTTTTAACTGAGTCGGTCTCATAATTAGCAATTTTGGTGTCGTAATCTTTTTTTAATGTTTCAACTTGTTCCGGTGATAGAAAACCTTCATATTTTTTTGAAACATCACTTTGTGCATTTTCCAATTGACCATTTAAAGTGATAATTTGACTTTCATAACCTTTCTTTAGTTTTTCTAAATCTTCTGGAGAAGTATAACCTTCATATTTTTTTGTTACACTTCTTTCTTTTTGTTCTAATCTTTCAGTTAATCTTTTTTCAAATTCCTCTTGTGTTGTAATTGGCTTAAATTCACCCATTTTTCTTCCTCCTATTTAACCGTTAGTAACGTAAAAATTTATATTAAAAAAGGCACCCTCTAGTACCTTATCTAATATCGTACTCTTTGCTTCCTTTTTTTCTTTTTGTTGGAAGCACACATCCAATAAGCAAGAACAACACTGTCTAACAATGCTATTTCATGCTCTTCTAATAATGCCATATATCCAAAACCACCAGCAGTACCAATGGCCCTTCTTTTACAATTTGTTACTACTTGTGTTAATGATGGTTGATCATTGTGACAAATTAATTTAGTTGACGTGACCGCTTGTTCAAACATACTATTTGCAACAATAACATCTGCCACTTTTGGTAATATTGTTTTTACCTTTATGCCAAAATCTTTAATTTCATCACTTAATGTTTTTTGTCCACTAGCACCGTCAATAACTACTTTTTCGACATCTGCTTGTTTTAAAAAAGAAATGATCCACATAGTACCATTTCTTATTGATTGACAGTCAATTGACTCTATATAAACTTTTCCATCATCTAATTTAGTAGCAATCGACATTGCTACATTCTTTCCATCTTTGCCAAATTTAATTCCTACATATAATTTTTCTTTAAAATCTGGTACTGCAGTAACTTTTAAATTACTCCATTCTGTTTTTGAAAATTCACTTGCTTGAGAATATGACAACCAATGTCCTAATCTTTGTATGTTGAAATCAACATCATCTGTCGTAATTTCATTCTCTATTACACGCTCAGTTAATCCGTATCCTAATGATGGATTTGTCTCATACCAATTTTCAATATCATGTGGATTTTGCATATGTTGCACAGACCATTCTGCCCACCCAATATACTTAGTATCTCCATTTAATACCTTTTCTCTCAATTTTTGAAAAACTGTACCGTGAGATATTGCAGTCGGTGGTGTTCCTAACATGATAATTTGAGGATTGCTACTTGCTGAAATAACATACTTTAATGCACTCTCTTGATCAATGGTATACTCTTGAGCTTCATCAATGATTAACAAGTCATAACCTTCACCAAGTCCGCCAGTATTCGAACGTGTTCGAAAATTGACTAGATGTGTTAATTTATATGCCTTTCCATGTTCATCATATAAGCGGATATTTTCTTGTCCTTTTGCTTTTACAGAAGCATATTTAATCCCTGCTCCATCTAATAAATAACATATTGTTTCCCATACCGCATGAGCCGTTGAAATCATGTGAGCAGTATATATAATTTTTTCACCATGAGTTATGCCCCACATAATTCTCATGATGACATCTTCTGTTTTACCATTTCGTCTTGGTACTGAATATCCAAAAGTTGAATGAATCCACATATCATCTTCATCAACTGCCATTATGTCATATATAAGAAGTTCCTGCCATTCCCTAGCAGTACGTTCTGTCTTGTTATATATGTCAACCGCTTCATTTCCTTTTGTTTTTGTATATGGCAATACTAATGAGGTTGTAGGAGTTTGTCTGCCAAATCGTTTTGACATAACTCTTTCCTCCTCTTTTATTCTCCAAAATTAGATATCACAATCAATTGACATCACCCCTTTTAGTTCAAAATAAAAACCGACATAAGTCGGTTTGATTAATCATAATATCCATATGTCATTAGTTTTAATCTTTTATTACCCTTTCAGGTTCAGTTCTAGGAATATTTAAATCTAATGCCATTTTTATAACTTCTGGTTCAGTTACTTTTGGTCTATCTTTTATCCATTTATACATAGTATCTAAATCTTCTTCATTTTCTAATAGATCAAGGATTCCATCAACAAATTCTGATTCATTTCTAATTGATTCTAGAATTTTTATTAATTCTTTTTTTTCATTTTCATAACTCATTTTGAGCGGTTCCTTCCTCTTATTTTTACTTTCTTATATAATGTATAATTATCAAAATCATTATACACAAAATAATATCTATAATCACCTATATCTTTCAACATTAAAGTTCCTGATTCTATTTCATCGTGTTTTAACCAAGTATTCAATTCACTTCTCGTATGGGCATCTAACCTGAGACTTTTATATTTAGCAAACATTTGCAAATTTAACTTATAATTTTTTTTATTATCATTTATTAATGATTGATTAATTCTTTCAATTCGTTTTTTTAATTCGTCCTTATTCTCTATCTTTTTGTCCCATACATTTTGTACTTTTCTACTTCCATTTATAGGATCATAAATAACAGAACAATGACAATTAGCGTGTCGTCTAAACACATCATTACCTGTATTAGATACATCTCTATAGTTATATGTTCCAGCCAAACTAGAACACCATTTGCAGCAACCAGATGATGCTATTCGCACAATTTTAGGATTCAATCCAACTGAATCATGAAATTGTGCATTTTCTTTAACGGAATCATCAACAATTAATCTAGCATTATGTTCTAAAACATCAAGAAAACTTTTTTCACAATCACTATATTTATCCCTAGTAGATACATAATTAATTATTGAATCTGTTCTTTCACTATTATATTTAGGAACAACTGCTTTAATTCCTATATTTGCATTCTTATTTAAATTGGTTTGAACAATTTCACATTGTTTTGAAATAGATTCATAGTTTTTTTTAACAGTTGGTTCAATCAATCTTTGAGCAATATTATAATAGAATTTTCCATCTGGCAACGTATCCTCACTTACAATTAATTTAAAAGAATTAGATAAACATTTACCTAATTCTCCTGCATACTCTTGTACATCTTGATATGTAGCTTTTTTATTTTCTATTTTTTCAAGAATCTTTTTAATTTTTTCATTTTTAGCAATATTTTCATCAAATTGTTTTTCTATTTTTTCCAATAATTCTGGTGCAATATCATTATTCATTCATATCATCCTTATTTAACTCATTTGCATTTGAAAAATCTATCATGGATTGATCATATTCAATTCCTGTCAAATCTCTTAAACTATCTTTACCAAAATATCCAGGAACTGCTTGATTAATTTTAATAGCGCCATCACCAATTAATGATAAAGTAGATGCATCAGGTTCAAAAATAGGTTCCCATTTTGCTTTTGTTAAGTAAATTCGATTTCTTTTATATGGAAAATTATCTCTTAAACAAGCTGCTAAGTATCCCGCATTAATAAAACCTGTAGCGAAATGTTTTTGTGCTTTTCTTACTGCTAATCTTAAGTTTTCATGTTGTGCTTTTATTGCTTCAACTGAACTTGGATTTTCAGTTGAAAAGCCTAAATCATCTAATGTCAATCCAGTTTCTCCCGCAAATAATGAAGCAAACATTTTTAATTGTTCAACATAAGGTGTCATTGACTGTTGCTGAAATTGTCCAACAGTTGGATGATCACCATCATCATCTTTATCTAAACGAAGCATGCTTGACATTGTTGCTTTCCATTTGTCCATTGTTTCACTTTCAGGATCCAATCCAAGAACATACTTTTGAGGAAATGAGTAAAATTCTGATGCTACTTCACTCCTTTTAAGTGTTCTTAATGCCGACTGTTGTATTTTCATACATGCTCTTGAAATTCTAGCATGTCCAAATGGTCTTTTTGCATCTGGTTTATGAATAATAGGAACTAGCAATGGATAAGGTGCACTATTGATAACAGAATGGAATTTCCCATCTTTTGTAAAAAAAGTTGTAGCTTCCTTAGTGAAATACGCTTCTAATATTGGTCTATCATTTGTATCTACCTCTAAAATAGCATAACCCTCTTGTAACATATTAGTTGTAGGGTCAATAATTCCTGTTGCTCTAGTTCCATCAATCACTTGTAATCTTGGATATTCCTTATCATTATCTTTAGAAATATAAATAAAAGAACATGATGTGATTAAAGCGGATAAAATAGCACTATCGAACAAGACATCTGGATTATTCATATTGTAGATTTCCATCATATTAAAGTTATCGTTTTCAAATTTTCTAAATGACATTCTATCAGCCATACTGTCTACTGCCTTTGCTGACCATCCTAAACATTCTACCAAATGTTTCATTTCTGGTGGAATTGTAGACATATTATCATTTATGATATTCTTCATTTCATAATAAGTATATCTTGTTTTACATCTTTGTTTTTTTTGTGCTAATTTTGTTTTTAGGTAAGCAATACCTTGATATTCCATCTATTTTCATTCCTTTCTATTTTTATTTCTAACTTATTTTCTTGTGATTCGTGAGAAAATATTCACAGTACGCCGGAAGCTCAGGAGCGAGCGCTTTTAGGGAGGTATGCCCCCATCATTTATATTTTTATTTTTTGGCTCGATAGTTAATCCAATCAATTATTGTTGGTAGCACCCTGTTTGATGTTATTTTTGTTACTTTCTTTCCGTTTGTAGCAAATAGCTTGTCACTCTTTTGTCTATTACAAGTCCAATGTGCCAGTTGGAGATTATCTATATCACTTGGATGTCCTCCTTTGGCCACAGGTATAATGTGGTCTATACATGGAGACATTGGATGTGGGTATTTAATACTAAAATCCACAGGTTTTCCACATATACCACACACAGTTTGTGTTGCATAGATTCTTTTTTTATTACGCTCAAATTGTTTTCTGTGCGAACCATCTCTATCTAATCTTTTAATTGCCATATCATCACTTCTTTCTAAAATAAAAGACGAACATATAGTATGCTCGTCTTTTGCCTGGAACAAATCATTTAATCAATTAGTAGTTACTAAATAATCAATGAAATTAGATGTAGCAATTAATATATGGCATTTAACTTAATTACCACAATAACATAATACCACGTTTTTTAATCATTTTAGTCCGGAAAAAGTCCAGAATGCTTTAAAGTCAATGTTCCATCCTCATTTTTGATAAAATCATTATCGATTTTCAACTCTATATCGAGCACTTTATCTAGTTTATTAAATGCTTGATTCGCAATTGCGTAGAATGACGTCCTTGAATACCCTGCTCTCATTGCTTCCTCTTCTCTTTTAAAACTGTCTCCTTTATCAGGATAGTTAGAATAAATTATAATTACTGTTCTTTCCTCTTTGTTTAAAAGATTAGCGATAGAATCTTCTAATCTTTTTAGAATGATATCATACGCTAATATGTATTGATCGTATTTATCCCTACTATCAATTAGCTTATTGTATCTCTTTATCACATCATGGTGATTCCCACCGGGCATTTCAAGACTATATGATATTGCCTTTTTATCATTGGCTATATCATGTTTAATTTCAATTAATAGTTTTCTAATAAATTTCCATTGCTTCCACTTTAATACTTGATATTTTGACTCCTGCAATCGCTATTCCCCCTTTTCTTTAAATTTTGACACCAAATAAAATTCAAAATTTTATGTATCTTTTTATCTCCACTGCTCTTTCTCCACATATTCCATAATTTAATGTATTCTATCATCTAATCGTTCCTCATTTATTCTTTCTCCTTTTTCCCATTTGATTTTCTGGTGACATTTCATACAAATACTTTGAGGTTTTACTAAAACTGCATTACATTCAGGACATTCAGCAAGTGTCATATCTATACCATCTTTAAATAATTTACGCTTTATTATCTTAATTGGCTTTATTGGTGTTGCTTTATCAACTAATTCTTGCAATGTTTTAATATGTTGTTTTGCTTCACCTTTTTTTATTGTTCTACATTCTTCTTGAAGAAAGTCTAATGCTTCTTGGTATTTGTTCATCTTTTTACCACTCTTAATATCCATTTTTTAACCTCTCATAATTAATTTGATTCTTTTTTAAATACTCTTGATAAACTTCATCAAATGTAAAATTTAAAAAAGATGTTAATTTTAATAGTGCATCTAACTTTCTACCACTTGCAGTTACATTAGTGATAATTATGTACAATGGATAAGGATAACCATTATGGCTTTGACCAAAAGTGGATAAAGAATAATAGTAAAATTCTAGAATATCTTTAATTTCTTTTATATAAAGCATTTCCCATGTCATAACAAAATGATAAACATCTACTAACTCTTCTAAAACACGTTGTTTGTCAACAGGTGCTTGTGTTTTCTTCCACCAACACCAATCTCCTTTTAATTCATGCGTTAATTCTCCTAATTCATCTAAAATTGCTAATTGTAGTTTTTGTTCTGTCATAGCATCCTGACCAAATTCTTTTAAAATGTTTTCATTCAATGCTTTTTGCATTATAAACATTTCTTCTAATTGTTCTTTAATTTTCATAATTTACATGCTCCTTTTTTCTTAAAAATCACGTTCGTTTAACTTATTATTATACGAAAGTTAGTTAATCTCCCAAACCCTATATGTACCAATGGTTTCAAGAGATTTTTTAATTAAAAAACTTTGTGTTATTTTTTAACCTGTTTTAATCTTGATAAATTGGCAGCCAACCAATAAATCTATCTAGCCAATCATATACCATAACAAAATCATATCTAGCCCATTTGGGTACATATGGCTTTTAGTATTGCCTAATTATCATTGTTAATCACCTCTCTTTTAAACAATTATTGCAATGCTTGTTAGTAGAATTACAATGATAATAATCGTAGTAACACACAACATTCCACTCGCTTTATCCAAAGCCTTATCTAATATCGTAATGTATTTTTCTAGCGCTAAACTATACGCTTCATAGTCAATGTCTTGTATTTTAGATATTTCCTTACCTTGCATGTCCTTTAAAATTACTTCTTTTGAAAAATTCTTTATGTTAGGTTTATTCATCCTCGTCTATCTCCTTTTCTAGGATATATTCAATAATTTGATAGTCTTTATCATTTATATGATTAGCCATTACAACATGATATCCTTGATTCAAAAATTCTTCTAAATATTGTGTTCTCGGTTTCCAGCCATTTGGAAAAGTTCTAGCTACTACTTGTTTAGTTTTACGTTTCCTTTTACATTCTTCCAATTCTTTTTCTAATTGATCACAATATTTGTTTAATGCATTGGCATATTCTTGATAATCAATGTCATATGCTATTGCCATTTCTTTTCCGCCTTTTGCTACGATGTAATCAGCGTTTGTAACAAAGTTTTCCTTTATTGGCTTATTCATTTAAATCATCCTTTCTTATATGTGCTTATAAACTTTAACTGTGCATACTGTTTTTTTAATTTATCAAGTTCAAATTTCAAACTATCTATTTGTTTAGATTTTCCATCTAATTTTGATTTGTAATCATGAGCCATTTTTCTATAACGATACCTTTCATTATCTAAATACATTAACTTTGCTTTAAGTTCTTCATTTTCTTCTAGAACAGGCAAATAATGGATATTTGCCCATTCCAAAAGTGCTTCCTTCAATTTTTCATCATTGAGCATTGAAACAACTCCTAAAATGATTGATTTCACACCATCTATTAACAAAATTAATAACTGATCTCTCCGGTACATGATTATCACATGCTCTGCATTGTATTACTGTTTTATTTTGCAATTCTAAAGTAACGTAAGGTTTGTTGGGTTCATTCTTTTTTCTAATAAACATAATAGCTGTTTCTTTATTTGCAACATTATCAGCATATGTTCTAACACAGTGATGTAATTCTCTTGATTCATTGATCAGTTCGTCTTGAGATTGTGTAGGTCTAATGATTAGTTTATTCTCAACATAGATATATTTTTTCAGTTCTTTAGCATATTCAAATATGCGCTTATTATTGATAGCAATCCTATTGTTTTGAAACTTTGATTCAACTTCATCATGTGCTGCTTTAGGATCAGATGGAAATAATACTTTTTTATCAGATATATCCATTCCTAATAGTTCACAATTTTTTAGATAATCTTTATAATCAATAATTGAATATTCTTTTTGATACAAATAATTGATTATTCTTTCTATTTTTTTATAAAAAACAGTCTTTATATTAGGTGGTATTGGTATATTTACTATGTTTAGCGCATTTACGCTTCTAGCCTTATTTATTAATACAGGTTCTACAATATTAAATTTTTTATAAACCTTATATTGCTCAACAGTATAATCGTATTTTTTTAAAACATTCATATCCTTTTTTTCTATTTTATTAAGTTCATTTTCATATCCTAAATAGTAATAAGAATGTGCAATGCTTTTGATAAAGTTTGTACAGTTCAATTTCATCATCATTTCTATTTTTGGATATTTTCGATACAAATTTAAATAACCAAGTACATCAATTTTCTTTTTAATCGCAATATCAAGACACGAATATTTGTATAAATCATTATTTTGCATTACTTTTTTTAAATTTTTGGTTGGTTTATATACCAAATCCATATTGTAATAATTATGATAACCAGCTTTGTCTCTTTTCCACCCTAAATCTAAAAACCGATGATATAGCTCACCATACGATCCCATTGGTTTATAAGTGTTTCTGTTTGATACACATATTTTTCTATCAAGGTTTATCCTTTCTACTTCAATAATATTTTCATCAAAAAGTCCTTCTTTTGCTTTGTATATTTTTTTAAAACAAAATATTCTTAAAATCAGTTCATTTCTTTCATTACTATCAATTAATGTTATGTAATACTTCTGGTCCTTTAAAACATTGTGATAATATTGAGTATAAAACCAATGATTACAGTTTTCACACTTGAAAGTATCTCGTAATTTTATTTTTTCTATCTTTTTATAATCAGCAACATGCCATTTTTTACAATTTGTACAGTAATATGTATTCGTATTTTCTTTTCTATTTTTAAAAAGAATTATCTTGTTTTTTTTTAGTGAAATTCTATCTAAATACGTTCCAAAATACGATCTATCAATTGGCTTCATCTGTGCCAATTCATTTTCAACTTGATATTTATATACTTTCATTTTCATCACCTAAAAAAGCGAAAATATCCATTTGTGATTCATCAATTTTCTTCTTTTTGGCTTTTTGTTGCATTTTTCTAGCCTTTTGTTCTTCTTTTTTCTTTTGCTCTCTTTCTTTTTCTTCTTGTTTGTAAGAATCAAGTGCCTTTTTTACTGCTTCATCAATTGCTTTTTGGTCAGTTTTATGATTTTCATTAATTTTATTTGTTTTATTAGAATGATTTACTTTCTTTGCTAAATCTTCTGCACTGGCAGTTCCATTTGCATTTGTTTTAAAATTTAGATTTTCGATTTTCAAATCATCTTCATCATAATAATGGACCGCCAAATCAAATAATTCTTGATCATCACCAGCTGCATATCCTATATTGTTGTTTCTTTCACATTTTTTTGATATCTCTTGTATAACGTATTTAAAGCATTCTTCTAAACTCTTTTTCTCTTTTTTTAAATTTTCTTTAATGTCACTTCTAGAAAGAAGATAGTTTCCTATCCTCTTTACCCATGGGTTTTTTGTTTCATTTAACTCTTTTTCAAATTTATCCATACAATTTTACCTCTAATTGCTATTTGCTCGTTTCTCGGCTTCGATATCATCTAAAGAGATAGAATAATATGCTTTAGCAATTCTAAATATGATTTCATTTTTCTGTTCAGCTTTAGAAAGAATTATGTAATTACCCGTTGAATTTAGATAAACACCACATTCTCCAAACTTTTCAACTGATTTAGCATATGAATCACTCATACAGTATCTTGAATTGATAGATATTTTTGAAACTGCACCAAATTCACCTGCATCTATAAAACATATGCCTTTTTCTTTAACACAGCATTCAATGATTGCATTATATGTTTTTTCCTTTTCATGATTAAAACCGATTGCTTTTAAACGATATGTATCTCCTGGCAACTTGGATAATTCATATTCCTGTTCCTGATCAAGTTCATTAAAAATAGAATTTCCATAGATATCCGCTTTTAACTGATAGCAGATATTTTTTGTTTTACAATAAATCGCATCATCACTGATAAAAACTGTACTTTGGTTATCTTTGTTAATTAATGTAAACATCCCTTTAACGTATTTGTACAAAGGTTCTTCCTTTGCTATTAACATTTCATTCATTGATTATTTGCTCCTTTCTTGGATATAGCAGCATGACTGCTTTATATTCCAATTCGATTATCTTTGTTAGCCTATAACTAATTAGATAATAATTTTCTTCATATTTGGATTGATAAATTTCAATCAGTTCATCATATGAAGTGCATGTAAAAGTTATCTTTTTGTATGTCTTTTTCATGCCTTTTTTCCTCTCTTAATGCTTTCGTTTAACTAGTAATTATACGAAAGTTAATCAATCTCTTAAACTCTATATATACCAACGGTTTCAAGATATTTTTTAATCAAAAAACTTTGTGTTTTTTTTGACTATTATTTTTCATTACTTTTTTCATTTCTAACTTCCGGTTTTAAGTAGTGTACATTGTAAATCCATTCATTTAATGCTCCCTCGCCTAATATAGTTATAACATCTTCTGGATCATCTATTTTGTCCGCATTTGTTCTATAGAAATCCATTGCCTTTACATAGATAAGTCCATCGCCTAATGTTCTGGTACCATCAACTTTAATAAACATTCCTTTTTTATCAAAAGTATGTTGCGGTTCTTCAATTTCGTAACCGATTATTTTTCTATTATTTTCTTTGATATTCAAATCTAACTGATTAATACTAATAGCCGGCATAATATCATGCGATGTAGCTCTTTCAGTATATGCTATTCCACAAAACCTTGTATAGAAAGCGTACATTGGATAATGACTACACTTGACAAAGTCTTCTGCACCTTTCGTTCCACTAAATGTCAGTCCTTTCCCTGAACATATTTCCAAAAACAGTTCTTTTTCATCTTGATTTTTAATTTTGATGAATACTTTGTTATCAACGAATTTTTCAAAATAGTTTATTTTCATTTCTATCTTCCTTTCTAATAGCGTATGGCTTCAACCTTACGCTTCTTTTCTTTTTGACTTGTATTTGTATATATAGCGGTGGTTTTGACATCGCTATGGCCTAATATCTTTGACAGTTCGGACAAACTGGCTTGACCATTTGTATGTACCCATTGAATAGCAAACATGTGTCTGAAAGCATGAGGATGTGCTTTTTCAAGTTTTATGCCTCGACACATTCCACATAATCTCTTTAACCTGTTTTGAATCGTCTTTTCAGTCAGCATAGTTCCATCATTCTTATATCCAGGAAACAATGTACCTGTTTCAATTCCTTGTTTCTTGGCATACTTCAATAGTTCCCTTCTTAAATCACTTCTCAATGGAACTTCTCGTATTTTTCCTTTGTTGTAAACTTTTATATACTGCTTTCCATTTTCGATATTTTCAACAGTAAAATATTCTAACTCACTCAAACGAACACCAGTATAAGCAAATATTTTCATGATGTAATACATATCCATCTGTCCTTGCTTCTTGGCCATCCTTAGCAGCCTTTTGAAGTCTTGTGGATCTATTACATTTTCAATATTTGTTTTCTCCTGCTCCTTTATTGGCTTCAAACAAAGTTTGCTATCATACTTTTTAATGTTTTTTTCTTCCCAAATGCCTTTTTCATTCATCTCTACATACTTGATGAATTTATTGATGATGATGATGTAATTATTGATTGTTTTAATTGCATACTTTTTCATGAGCATTTCTTTATATTCAATAAAATCATCTTTTCCAACTTGATCTTTATTAAAATAATTAACAAAAGAAGTCACTACATTTTTGTATTTAACTTGGGTTGCCTTTGATTTTTCATCCATAATTTCTTCATCAATGAAATCATCTATGTAATTTAGCATCAGTTCCTTTGTAAATCTCAAATCGTTCTCCTTTCATTAACTTTTTTATTAATCATCCTTGCATATATGTAATACATGCGATTAACTTTGTTGTAACGGATTTCATGCTTAACATATTTTTTAGACTTGTAATTAGCATTTAAGTATTGAGAAACAAGCATTTCATTACTGATCATGTTCTTTATCTTCTTTTTAGAAAAAACAGTATAGCTTTTTCGCTCTATTGGTTTTTTCAACCATTTAGAACCCTTCCATCTCTTTTTTCCTTTGGGGTCTTTGGAAAGATAGGTTGCTAAACCAGTTAGCCCATCTTCATCCGGTTCTAGTTCTTCAACCTTTATACGTGTTCCCAACATCCATAAATCTTTCATCAACTTTCTGTCTAATCCTTTTTCAATTATCAAGTGATGATGAATTCTTATTTTTTTATTAGGATCATGTTCAGTAACATATATCCATTTAGCATTTTTTAATCCAAGTTTCTTTCTCCTGTAATTGATTTTTCTAATGAATTTATATACTTCCTTTTCAGCAGCTTCTATTGTTGGTGGAAGATTTTCATTTGAATATGTTAAATGCATTACATAATCATCTTTATTGAAATTGTTATTAATTAACCGGATAAAATGTTTTCTAGCATTTCTATCATTTAATGATTTTTGTGCAAGTCTTGTTGGCTTCTTACTCGGATTGAATTTATCCATTTCCTTTTTTGAAAATAATGGATATATTTCAATTTCAAATTGGTTTCCAGATTGTATTGTTTTTGAACAATACTGAACACCTATTAAATTTTTATCTAATAGCTTCTTTATATCTAAATCTTCTTGATTAAATCGATTATCATAGTAATTCTCATAATCATAATCTATATATGGTTTTCTTTTCGTTGACTTGTTATGATTCATTACAAGCCCGACATAGACACCTTTTATCCGACTTTTTTGCCATTATATCTATGTTTTTTTAAACATGTATGTTATAATGACTATGTTGAAGAAAGTCGATAAAAGATGCCAATAACATTTGTTGTTGGTTTCTTTTTTTTATGAGAATTTACCCATGATAAACCAGTAGGTTTTATCGTAGATATCTTTATGATCTTCATTAACCATTTTATTTAGATATAACAACTTACTCCTTACATCCTTTTCGTTAAAAATAAGTTGTCCGTAATATCCCATTAAGATAGAATCAGAGGTTTGATAATTTTCCATAATTTCATCAAATTCACCTGTATCTCCTGGACTTGGAAATTTGTATTTAGCAAGCATACTTGCCTTTGCAAAATCAATCAGTACATTTCTTGTACTGATTTTTTGTATACGCTTGAGGTCTTTTATAATTTCATTTTCCATGCTTATGCTCCTTTCTTTTTTATAAAAACAAATAGGATATTGAAATTTGAACATGTCTAAACTATGCATCATTCTTAGCATTTAACTTTGTAAATATTTCTTTCATTTTTGTGTTAGTTTTTTATTCAATTGTTTTTTTCGGAGGATAACTTTTTTCAATATCCTAATTTGCTAGAGGTTTATTACCTCTTAGCAACAATAGATAGTTATATGTAAGGTAGAAAAGGTAATTATGCCAAATTATGCAACAGTTAAATTCTCTCTATTGCTGCTAACAAATAACAAACACATGTTATTTGTTTATTTGATATGATTGTTCCTGGTACTCTGCTTGAAGCAGTTTATACTGGGCATTTAGGTCAGCTATTTCCTCTCTTTGACTTGCAATCTCATTTGTAAGAGATTGTCCATAGACATACATGCCTATGTTTGCTAATAAAGATAAGATTAACAAGGCAGTTAATCCCTTTTTAGAAATTTTTTTCATTTAAATTTTGCTCCTTCCTTTTTTGTATCGTCACTTTTCATTTATTACCTCGAAGCAATGTACTTCATGCTAAAATATTTTTTTAAATTGCTATACCCGATTTAAGCATTTTAAATAATAACTATGATTACATCCCGCAGGGACCTCCTGAAGAAAAATGTATTAAACAAATTGCGTTTGAAAATTTTAAATTTAATATGAAAAGTTACTCAAAATCAAAAATCATATGTTTCATTAAAGGAAAGTTACCAGCTTTTATTGAAATGTTAATTTTTGAACTTCTTAAAAATTTAATATTCAACGCATTAGGCATACATTAGTATGTCTTTTCTTTTTGAAATACATTGCTTAGAGATAATAAATGAAGATTAAATAGCTATATAATTTCTAATTACCCTTCCCCCTTTGTACCAAATCTTCTCATTAACCATTTATCTAACTTGGAAGTATCAATCTTCCATGCAGATGTTTTTCCTGGTGGTTTATAGGCAGGAAATCCTTTTATTTCAATAAATTTTTTTAATTCATAAGATGAAAATCCATATGGCACTAATTCTTTGATTGTCATGTACCTCTTTGGATATTCATTAGTGGTAGTTGTATTTTCCATTTTCTATGCTCCTTTATTTATAGTTAGTGGTAGTTGTATTTTTTTGTTTTCGACATTTTTTACCATCAGTTTTATAAAGATGAAAGAATATTTATTAAGAATTAATAAAGAAATAACGAAACACTGCAATTCTCTTTTAAATCATCTATTAGGGATTGAAGTGTTTTTATTTTATTTTCTAATAGTTTATATTCATCATCAGATAATTGATTTTTCATATCACTAATAAAATCATCAAATGCATGACTTAAAGAATTTAGTTTTTTTGGATATAACTGAATTCCTTTACAATGAATTACAATATCCTCATCCTTTTTGCCTTTTATCAATTGATCTGTTGCGTTTATAACACAATTAATATCTTTATCTAAATCACCTTTAATACTTGGTTCAATCAAATATGTATATAAGCCTTTAGGTTCTTTCATATATCCTTCTCTGTCTTTTGACATATTTATTACTCCTTATTTTTAGTGGTAGTTGTATTTTTTTATTTTCTATGTTTCTTAATTACACAAAAAATACTCCTTTGCATTTTTTTGTGTTCTGTTACAACACGTTTTCACCAAAAAAAATTATAATTTTACTTGTTTTGGCGAAAAGGCTGTATTATCGCATATTTGAAATAATTCTTTAGCTAATAACTTAACTTTGCCACTTTCTAGATTTTGATATCTCCTATATTCAATCCCTATCATTTTTGCAAATTCCTCTTGAGTCATATCATTTGTTAGTATTCTAATTTCTTTTAATGTGTATTTTCTTTCCATTTTCTCCCTCCGTCCGTGTTTTAGTACAACACAATAGTATCATTCCGTGTGTTGTATTGCAACACTTTTTTTGGTTATTTATTTGTTTTTTTGTTTTATCTTCTATTTTTTTGTTTCTTTTAACAACACATAATGTTAATATATTCATGGAGGTACATTACAATGAAAACTATAGATGAGAAAATAGGTCAAGAATTAAAAAAGGCTCGTGACAATTGCTCAATGTCATTACAAGATGTTTCTAATATTATTGGTAAATCAAGATATACATTACATGGATATGAAAAAGGTAGAAACAGCATTAGCGCTAGTACATTATTTGAACTATGTGAATTATACAATATCGATATAGAAGTTTTATTTAAAAAAATAAAGAATGACTAATATATATTTTTACTTATCTTAGGAGGAAGAAAAATGGGCATTTTATCTAATTTAAAAAAACAAATAGTTTCATCAGATAAAAACTATTTGTTTCTTGACTGTGAATGGTCAAACAATAAAAATAAAAGTATATGTCAAATCGCTTTAATTCAAAAAAACGGAAAAACAAAAAAAGATTTTAATTATTATATCAACCCTAATGATGGATTTGATCAAAATTGTGTATCAGTTAACCATATAACAAAAAGTAAAGTAAAAAATTGCCCTACTTTTGATAATGTATGGAGTGAGATTGAAAATTACTTTATTAATTCAATAATAGTTGGACACAATGTTCAAAATGCCGATCTAGATGCTATAGTGAAAAATCTTCAAAGATATAAAATTAATATTCCTGAACTTTATTATATTGATACTTATCAAGTCTCAAAATCTTTAATTAACAGCTACGATATAAAAAATTATAAATTATCTACCTTATGTAACTATTTTGAAATTGAATTAAACAATCATCATAATGCTATTGACGATGCATCTGCATGTCTTTCGTTATTTGAAAAATTAGTTCATAATTATAAATTTAACATAAATGACTATATTACTAGATATCAATTTAATAATTTCAACTTTAAACCTTATGTATATAATTCGGAATTAAATAGAGAGATTAGTACATTTTTAGGTGTTTTAAATGGCATAGGTATGGATAATAAAATTGATAAGGAAGAAATAGATTATATTATTAAATGGCGTGATGATCACATGCAATTTAATTATGATAAAGAGATAAAGAATATTATCAATATTATTAATTCTATTCTCTCTGACAATATTATCACATTAGATGAACTCAATACTTTAAAATCGAACATAAGTACTTATGTTAATCAATTAAATTCAACACCTGAGACATTAGCAACTCAAGAACTTCAAGGAATTATCAACGGTATTGAATCAGATAGTGTTATTAACGAACAAGAAGTCTTGACATTACGTGAATGGCTTTACCAAAATACTTTTTTAAAGGGACATTTCCCCTACGATTTATTATTCAAAGAAATAGAATCAATACTAGAAGATAATATAATCACAGAAGAAGAAATTTCAAATTTAAAAAAAGTCTTTGTTCAAATAAAAAATCCTGTTTCATTAATAAACAAAGAAATCGTTATATTTAATAACAATTCATTTTGTTTGAGTGGTGATTTTTCACATGGTACAAAAAAAGAAATTGAAAATTATATAATTTCTAAAGGTGGCACAATAGATAAAAATGTTAAGAAGACAACAAATTATTTAGTCTTAGGAAATGAAGGTTCACAAAGATACTCAAATGGAAATTATGGTACAAAATTTAAAAAGGCAAAAGACTATAATATACCAGTTATAAAAGAAGAACAATTATTTAATTTGTAGAAAAAAAGATCAGTGACTGGCATCACTGATCAAGCACATGAAAATAGAAAATACAACTACCACATTATATTTTATTAAATTCCATGAGCATTATTATTTTATCATACTTGCTCATGGAATTAAACAAAAAGAAAATAGCAAGGAGATAAAATTATTATGGCAAAATATAAAAAAAGAAAAGATGGAAGATATGCTACTTCTATCTATTTGAATAAGAAAAGATTTTATGTCTATGGAAAAACAATTTCAGAATTAGAAAAAAATAAACGTCAATTATTAATAGATTACGAATTAGGACTTTCATTGCATTCAAAGGACGTTCTTTTTAAAGATTATAAATATGTTTGGTTTGATAATAAAAAGCCATCTATAAGTGCTAAGAGTATAGCTAGTTATGATTCAATATTAAAAAATCATTTTACATTAATTGATTATATGAAAGTGACAGATATAAAAAAGTCACATATTCAAAAAGTAATTAACGAATTGACCGATAAACCAAATACCGCTAATAAAACTTATATGACTTTAAATCAAATACTGGAAAATGCTATTGATGATGAAATAATAAACAGAAATCCATGTAGAAGAATTGTATTACCTAAAGTTGAGAAAAAAGAAAAAAGAATTTTGAGCGATGAAGAATTTTATTTAACTGAAGTTGCTGAATTTAATGATCGTGAAAAAATGTTTGTAATTATGAGTAAATACTGTGGACTTCGTCCAGAAGAAACAAGAGCACTTACTAAAGATGATTTTTTTCTTACTCAAACAAGTGGCTATGTAAGAATCAATAAAACAGTTGTCTATGTTTCCAATCAAGCAATCTTTCAAAAGTTCACTAAAAATAATACCAGCGTTAGAGATATACCTCTATTTGCTAATATTTTACCTTTTGTAAGATATTATTTATCAAGTATACAAACTAACAAGCTATTTACAAATCTCTCTAGTAAAGAAGATAAATATATGTCTAGCCAATCTTACAAATGGCTAATCAAGAAAATAAAAGATAAAATCAAATTAAAGGCATTAGAATTAAATATTGATTTTAATGAACAAGGATTTACTCCTTATACATTTAGACACACCTATGCTACTCTACTTTATTATTCTGGTGTACGATTAAAAGAAGCTGAATATTATATGGGGCATGCCGACAGCAAAATGCTCACTCAAGTATATATTCATTTAGATAAATCATCATTAAGAGAGAATAGTCCGTTAGAGGATTTTATAAAAAATAAATTAGAATTAAATAAAAAAAACATTACTGAAAAACTACTCTCAAATGAGTAGTTTTTTTGACAACTTTTTGACAACGCAAAAGACAACTAAATTCATCTAAATACAACTAAATATAAATAAGCATAAAATATTTATATAAAATAAAAAAAGCCTAAACATCTAGTAAACACTAGTGTTTAAGCCATTTTGTCATTGGTCTCCCCGCACGGTCTCGAACCGTGGACCCTCTGATTAAGAGTCAGATGCTCTACCAACTGAGCTACGGAGAGGTAACGAAACTATTTTATTACATATATGAATAAAAATCAAGATATTTTATTCATATATTTTATAAATATATGCTATAATATTCCATAAGGGAGGGATAGCATGTTTTACAATCAAAGTATTGAAAATATAAAACTTATCATTTTAAGTTTGGATGGGGGATTATTAGATTTAAACCACCTTCGTTATAATTACTTAAAATATACATGTCAAAAGTATGATTGTTTTGTATCTAAAGATGAATTTACCCTTTCTTTAGGCAATATGAACACAATGTATCAATGCTCTCCTATCCAGGATAAAATATCTAATCAAAATCTTAATCAAATGATTGAAAAAGATTTATTTGCTTATAGCAAATTAAAACAAAACATAAAAAAAGAAGGAGTTGATGAACTTCTTCAATTTTGTCGCCAAAAAGGAATAAAAATAGCTGTTATTACAACTCATAAATGTAAGCGTGCTATACAATATATGCAACTCACTGGAATTTATAAAAATGTTGATTTTGTTATCGGAGGAGATAGTCAAATTAATCCTCTTCCTGATTCTCAAATTTTATCGACTATATGTAAACAAATGAATATCAGTTATGACCATACGCTTGTTGTAGCAAACTTTCCTTCATTAGTAGAAGCCGCTAATAAACTATATATGAATGTCATTTATATGATGGATTTAGTTGCACCTACGCCAACCATTGAAGAAAGTGTATATAAAACAGCTAAAAACAATCTAGAAATTATCAACATCCTGTTATTTTCTAAATATGATACATTAGAAATGTTCTCACCTATCTTGGGAATGTCAAAAAACATGAATGAAACACAGTTAACGCATACCTATCATCAATTACTAGAAAAGTATGCCGATGACCCACAATTAATTTCACTTGTAGAACGTACATATCAATATTTTTATCATTTACTTAATAAAAAACGTATTCCTACTCATAATCCGATTCAAAATCAAAATAGCGAAAATAAACATCTCGAAGATACACAAGATAGCATTCAAAGTAGTAGTATAAATAAACCTTCAAAACAAATCGATGAATCTGATGATTCAATTTCCGAAAAATTCAGTGACCATCATGTCACATCGGCTACTTCAGCAATCTCTATTGATGCAAAACGCATGAATGAATTAATGGATATTATTAACGGTCAAAGTGAAGCAGAAACTGCACAACAAGATAATGAAGACATTTTACAAGTAGATCATGACCAAAGCAATAGACAAATCAAATCTAAAAAAACAGTTTTAGATCACGGTATAGACTTTATATGTAATGTTCTTATTTCAATTTTAATTGTATTTATTTGCTTGCTTGTATCATTGATTTTAAATGATTACTTTAATGATCAATCCCTAATTTTAAAATCAATTTATTTTATTGTTCAATCGTATTTAAATATTGTTTGGGGATTGTTTAGTTTTATTTTTAATGCTTGTCATCAAATTATACACATCATACCAACATACAATCAATTATTAAATAATAGTCATCTGCTTTCACCACTGGCATGGCAAGTCGTATTTACCAGTATATTTAATCTTATGATTATCTATATCATCAAATTAATTTATTCGTTAACAAACAAGGGTAATTTAAAATAACTTGTGGTTGAGATTGTTTCGGCCAATAA